CTGGCCCATTCCGGACACCAGCTACACCTGCTACCTGAGGGTGTACAGGATACAAAAGACGGACTTCACCCCGACCGGAATGTCCGGTCAGGTACTGGAGATACCGGACATCTTCTACATGACGATCGTGGAAGGCGTCGCCAGTCTGGCCCTGCTCAAGTCTGGACCGAACACCTTCGACCCGCAGAAGGCGCAGGTACACGAGGCGGTGTTCCAGAGGAAATTGCATGAGACGAAGCTTCACCAACTGCGTCTCCATAATAAGGTCACGTTCAACAAACCGCATAACGGGTTCATGTAATGAGTTGGCCAAGCCTATCAGACATCAGGACGGAAGTCCGCTACCACCTCGACGAGGCAACCGCCTCGCTCTGGTCGGATGCGGAGCTGACCCGTCACATCAATGACGGAGAGGCGGACATCGCCGCCAAGACTGGATGCTACCAGTACGTTGCCTCGGCGGTAACGACGGCCAATTCCCGTCTCGTTCCGTTCACGGGACACAAGGTACGGCATGCCGAATACGTACCCGCCTCCGGTCCGCACGTGGGGCTGATTTTCATCACACCGAAGATGCTCGGAAACATCCCCATCAATGACGGTGCCATCCCGCAGTATTGCTTCCAGTGGGGCCAGAACCTGATCATCGAGCCCATGCCGGAAGCCGTCTACAACCTGAAACTCTATATCTCAACTTGGCCGGACTACCTCATGGCGGACAGCGCAGACGAGCCTCTGATCCCCAGAGAGTTCCGCGAGAACCTGACCCTGTTTGCAGGGGCCATGGCCTTTATCAAGGCGAAGCGCCCCATGACATCCGGCATCATGTACCGCCAGTACATTTCGAATCTCCAGCTCGGGAAACAGATCTACACGGACGAAAGGTCGGACCGCCTACAGGATGTCATGGTTCCGTATGAAGTTTCCGATCAACCGCAACCGCAGGAGGCATAGATGTCGAAGCGTCAGGACCTTACAACTTACACCGAAACGGACATCATTTCCGACCGTCTCACGGTGACTTCCGATAAGGTAACGGTTTCGAATCTGGACACGGACGAAACCGTTTACTTATACAAGGATTTCACGGCATCCTACTTCGCCTCCGACTTTGAACACAGTTTTGAGTTCACCTGCGCCGGCAGCACCGGAGATGCCTATATCTGGGCAGTCACGAACACGGTGGATGCAATCGGTGCCGTGCTGGCCACGCCGACAAACCCGATCCTCGCCATCTGCTACGACAGCGCGAACCGGTATCTGGTTCTGGTGGAAGGTGACGGTACGAACGTGGATACGACGTCCGGAACGGTGGCCCTTACGGACGGGACAACCTATTACATAAGGGTATGCAGGGACGAGTCAACCGGCACTCACGGCACCCTGTACGCCTATATCTACGCAGACGCTTCCTGCTGCACTCTGGTGGAGACAATCACCCACACCCTTGAGGCGAAGACGGACTTCCGGTACCTGTTCGCTTTCTCCGGGGCCGGAAACGGGGCCGGGAATGTCTACTGGACCGGGAGCGTCAATAGCTTGACGCTTGAGTCGCACCCCTACACCTTGCAGAACATGGTTACGACCATCCGATACTACCTGAGGGAGGCCACGGCTTCCTTTTGGTCGGACACGGAAATCAAGGCCCTGATCAACCGTGCCATCCGCGACATTGCCGAGCGGACGGGATGCATCCAGCATATCGATTCCGTCTCGACGACAGGCGGGGTAAGGGACGTTTCCTGTACCGGGTACCGTACCGTGGCCGTGGAGTACATTCCCGCCTCTGGCAGGGGAAGATACCTGAAGCTGATCACGCCTACCATGTCCGGCCACGTCTTTATCGGACTGAACGGGGAGCCGGAATACTGGTTTGAGGAGGACAACGGCATTGGAATCGAACCTGTTCCGGACGCAGCTTATTCGCTGCGCCTTTATGTTGCGGATTATCCGGCTGGTGATCTCACTGCTAATACGCAGGTTCCGGAAATACCCCCGGCCTTCCGGCAGCTGATCATCTGGTATGCGGCATACGTGGCCCTGATAAAGGACAAGAAATTCACGCTAGCTGTATTCCTCTACTCCATTATCTCTGCGGATCTGGTGTTCAATACCATGGACAAGATTGTCAATGTGCCCGTCGGGCTGAAGAACCTGAAGGTGGAATAGATGCCGAAATCGGAACCGATCGTACTGAACATACCGAAGCCGCAACTGGGCGGAGAGATACCGCAGGTCGAGGACCAGCAGTTCCAGAAGTACCTCATACCCTTGGACGGGAAGTGGATACCAGCTCAGGACCCCTGCCAGATAGGGAAGAACTTCCAGCAGCTGACGAATATCCGCTACAAGGACAAGAACGTGGAAGGCGTGCTGGGTATGAGCAAGATCAATGCCTCGCCCATTGCCACGCACCTGAAAGTGCGAAGCGCTTTCCACGCCTTCACGAACAACGGAACGGAATCGCACCTGCTGATGCAGGGTAAGAATACCGACCTGTCCGAATCCTGCGTGATAGACTTCACGACGGCACCGCCGAACACCGGATCGGTAACGGACTCGGCCCTGTGGACGGACTCTTCCGACACGGCAGCGGGGTTCTTCTCAGCCGCGCCGGGAGGAACGATCGCCTACTGCAATGGATCGGAAACCTGTCTGTGGGGTGGAAGCGAATGCTTCTCTGCTGCTTTTATCATGTCGGCAGCAGCAGTGACAACAACGACGACGAACCCGAAGGACTACTCCGACATTATCAACAACTCGTCGCAGGATGCGGACAACTCCGTATCCATTGGCGGAAGTTACGTTAATATTCTTATCGGTTCGCTGAGGCCGCTTAAAGGGGTCAAGTTCTATATTTCCAGCGGGAATGCATCGGCAAGCACCATGACCGGTTCCACATGGAACGGAACCTCGTGGGCAACCCTGACCATCACGGACAATACTTCGTCCGGAGGGAAGTCTCTGGCGCAGACTGGCACCGTAACTTTTTCCTCTACGGTAGGCACTTCGAAGCTTCGGTATCTGGACGGATACCTGCTCTACTGGTACCAGTTCATCCTGTCCGCAGGATCGGCAATGGTTTACAGGGTGACGCAGGATGCGCCCTTTCAGGAGATCACGGACATCTGGGACGGGTACGAACGGTACTGCGGTTCATTCTACCTGTACAAGTCCGGGTATCAGGACTACTGGGTGAACGTATATAACGATGATTACATCACTTCCGATTCGTCTACGTATGCGGAACTGGATGGGCTGGTAGCTGGAACGCAATATATGCTGATCGGGTTTACGAAAAAGACAGCCGGGATCAACTTCTCAATCGCGCCATCCCATTTCAACACCACAGCAGCGACAACGGCTTCTGTCTTTTACTGGAACGGGACGTCATGGGCCTCTGCTGGCAACGTCTTCGACGGAACGTCCGAATCCTCCATCTCCATGGCGAAGTCAGGCGTCATCTACTGGAACGCAAGCGGATTTTCGGGTGAGACCAAGCAGGTCATCAAGGGCGGATATCCCATGTACTATTACAAGATATCGTTTAACAAGACACTCTCCGGTGATGTCCAGCTATATTACGTATCGGGAATTCCCGCCCCCTCCAATATCCACGGGTACTGCTTCCCGGTCCACGCAGCCGACCGCCTGATCCTGATCGGAAATCAGGACGAGTATCCGAACCGGATCCTCATCTCGGCGGAACAGGCCCCGCAGGTCATGAACGGCGACAACCACTTCGCCATCTATATCGGGGACGAGAAGCCCCTGACGGGCGGATGCGCCATGTTCGCCCAGTTCGCCAGCAACCTGTACAATCTGGTCATGCTCTACAAGAAGAGCGAGACGTGGATGCTGACATGGGTGAACAGTTCCGAGGGCACGGTCTGGGAACGGTACATGATTTCTGACACGGTAGGATGCCCGGCCCCGGGCACCATCCAGACGAGCAGCGTCTCGTTTGACGGATCTATAAACCAGACGCGAAATATCTCGATCTGGCAGAGTCACGACGGCATCTACATTTCGGATGGCAGGACGCCCCTGTGCGTCTCCACGGACATCGAAACCGTCTTCGACCAGAACGAGACTACCCATATCAACCTCACCATGATCGATAAGGGACGGGCCTTCGTGGACAAGCGTCGCAACGAATACCACTGGCTGTGGGCGTCAGGGACAAGCACCACGCTGGACAAGGAATATGTCCTTGACCTGAAAAGGTGGAAGTGGTTTGAGATTGACCGTACCGTGGACCTGCAATGCGGTGTGAACGTGACAGATTCCTACGGCAACAACTACAACTATGGCTTTATCGATACCGGCTACATTGAGCATCTTGAGAACGGACAGACCATGGACGGCACGGCCATCACCCAGACACTCTGGACCGGGGACCAGATCCTGATCGAGAACGACATCTTCACCCAGACACGGGTAGAGAAGTTTGTTCTGGTCGCACTGTCCAGAAACAGCGACACGTCCGCCACCATCACCAACTATCTGGATGCGGCCTCCTCAGGGACTGCGCATTCTGTTACGGTAAGCGACGCCAGTCACCGTCTGGTTCAGGTTGTGGATGATATTTATTCGGAACCGGCAGTCTTCCACTCCTTCAAGGTGCAGATGACAACGGATTCAGAAAACAAGGGTTTGATCCCCATGTTCCTCGGGGCCTATTACATTCCAGAAAGGGAGCATTTGAAATAATATGGCAAACATCATTGGCGAGATGCCGCTTACTAACGGCAAGTGGAGGAAACTAATGCAGATGAGTCAGGCCACGACCGGACGGACCATGCCTGATTCAACGCTGTCCGCCATGTTGAAGGGAGAATACGATTCCATCTACGACAACTACTATCGTAATCTCTCACTGGCCCAGCAGCAGCAGAATGCCGATCGGAACTACGATCTACTGCAGCGGCAGCTGGACATGCAGGAGGAGATGTTCGACAAGCAGAACAGCATGGGCACGATGCTCGGCAACGCCGCCATGCAGATGGGAACCGCCTACGCATATGGAGCCGGTACGAAAGGCATGGACATCATTCCCACGAGCCTGAAAAGCGGGTGGAACAAGCTGATGCCCGGAGACACTTTTGATTTCAACCTGACGCCGAATACACCTCCGGTACAGGCACAGTCATCTACGGTGCTGTCAGGACAAAAGCAGATACCGGGAGTAACGGATTTGCCATCATACAATGCGTCGAGAATAACTACGGGAACTCCGTCATCTGGTCCAAGTTCCGCTATCGGGGGTCCGAACGAACAGGGAATTGTGGATGGCCTTTCCAAGTTGGGTCAGGATACTTGGAGTGGAATAAAGAATGTTGGATCAGATGTGATGGACTTTTTTGGCCTTGGGAGTCCGACGGCCAATGTTAATCCCTCTATCAACACATCGATGATGGCACGTGGACTTACCCCTTATGCCTCAAATCTTGAAACCATGGTCGGGGGAGCGGCTCCCATGACAATGGCACCAACGGCATCTCTTGCGTCACAGGCAGCACAACAGCAAATGATGAGCCAGGTCGGTGTTGCGCCAACCATGACCACCATTGGTGGTGATGTTGCCGGAAAGGCTATCACAGGAACGACTATTGCGGAAGGCGGTGCCAATGTTGCAACAGACGCTATGACATCTGGACTGGCAACAAATGTAGTTGGTGGACTTGGCGGTACGATGGTTGGCATCGGAGTTGGAAAGATGCTTGAAGGTTTGGGAATAGATGGTCCGGCAAGTGGGTTTTTGTCTGGAGCGGCAGGTGGAGCAGTAACAGGAGCCGTATGGGGAGGGACAGTTGGTAATCTTCCGGGAGCGATTGTCGGAG